GCGGTTAAAACATTTTTGCGAATTAAAAAGTAAGAGGGGGGGTACTTGTGCGGAAACTATCAAAAAAAGCACAGATAAAGCAAGATTTATTACAACAACTGGAAAACAGTGGTTTGTATGGTATGCACTACGTTGATCTTGTTGATGACTACATGACGATGTTTGATGCGAAAAATAAGTTAGCAAGAGAATTGAAGAAGAAGGGGCCAATGATTGAATGGCAAAATAGCGAGAGTCAAAAAGGAATCAAAGCAAATCCAGCTACAAAAGAATTTCGGGAGACAAACAAGCGCATGACAGAATTATTAAAAGTGCTTGGTTTGAAAGAACCAGTATATGAAGGTAATGATGATGATGACGACATCTAGAAATTCAACTACATATAAGTATCATCCTTACATCGATGAATATATGCGTATGGTTGAAAATGAGGAAATACAAAGTTGTAAAGAACAAAAACAACTCATGGAGTTTCTTCGTTGGAAGTTAGATCAACCTGGTGTAGTGATTGATGCAGATGCTATTGAAAAATCAGTGGAAAAGCCAGCCCCCTATTTTTCTTTTTCCCTATTTGCTTGGCAAAGGTTCTGTAATGCATTTTTTTATGGTGTGCGTTATGATGACGGCCGTCTTATGTTTGACAGATATCTATTATTACTTGGTCGTGGGGCAGGTAAAAATGGATATATCAGTTATGACTGTTTTTATATGCTAAGTGGTCATCATGGGATTAAGAATTATGATATAGACATTGTGGCAACTTCAGAAGATCAGGCTAAAACCTCATTCGAAGATGTTTTAAATATTTTAGAAACGCCCAAATTTACAAAGAAATTAAAAAAGGTTTTTTATAAATCCAAAAAACTCATTAAACATTATAAAACTAAATCTAAATTTGAATTTAATACATCAAATGCTCGTACAAAAGATGGTAAGCGAAGTGGAACTGTTATATTTGATGAATTACATGAGTATGAAGATTATTCAAATATAAAAGTTTTTACATCGGGTTTAGGAAAAAAGAAAGATCCAAGGATTTTCTATATTACAACAGATGGAAATGTCCGTGGTGGAGTATTGGATGATATGAAAGACGAAGCTCAGATGGTGTTGAATAAAGAATTACCACATTCCACACTGTTTCCTTTCATATGTAAGCTTGATGATGAAAAAGAAGTCCATGACGAGTCTAAATGGGAAAAAGCAAATCCTTCATATAGATACAATGAAAATTTACAACATGAAATGCGAAAAGAATACCATGATATGAAACGTAACAGTGCATTACGTATTGAGTTCATGACGAAAAGAATGAATTTACCCGTCGAAGATACGAGGAAAGAAGTTGCTACCTATGAAGAAAGATTAGCTACAGAGCAGCCGTTCCCTGAAAATGTTCAAGGGATAGAATGCATTGGAGCGGTTGACTTCGCGCAAATTCGTGATTTCTGTTCGGTTGGAATTTTATTTAAAAAAGATGGGAAACGATATTGGAAGCAGCATACATTCATGCATCATACAGCACCTAAGTTGCAAGATATTAATCCGGATATTATTCGAATTGCAATTGAAAAGGAATTGCTTACTGTTGTTTATGACAAATCAATTAGTGCGGAACATGTACGAGATTGGTTCGTAATGATGAATAAAGAATACCGTATAAAAAAAGTCAGCATGGATTTATATCGTTCAGCTATTTTAAAAGAATCGCTTGAAGAGGCTGGTTTTGAAATTGAAATTGTTCGTCGTGGTCCAGCGACGCATAGTAAACTTGCTCCACTTGTAGAAGAGATTTTTATTAAACATACCATTGTTTTTGGTGATGATCCGTTAATGCGTTGGTATGTGGGAAATGTCTATAAAGAAGAAAAAATGAATGGCAATATTGAATATAAAAAGGTTGATAAAGAGAAGCGAAAAACAGATGGGTTTTTCGCTTTTTTACATGCGCTTAATTGCGATAGTGAGTTAAAAGAGTCAAATACTTTAACGAAAGAAAATGTTAGAAAGATATTTAAATCATTTAGTGTATAAAAGGTGGTGAGAATGTGGGATTAAGAGATTGGGTAAGAGGTTTTTTTGGAAGCAAGAAGACTCTGACTTTAGACTCATGTTTTTATGAATTAGGAGTTGACTATTTCTATAAAAAGTTAGCTGTAGAAAGTTGCATTGATTTAATTGCAAATGCTTTAACAAGGTGTGAATTTCAAACCTTTGAAAAAGGGAAAGAAAAACGTGGTGGGAATCATTTTTTATTAAATGTACAACCAAATCAGAATCAAAATGCAACGGAGTTTATGCATAGTTTAGTAAATCATTTAATTATGGAAAATGAATGCGTTGTTATTATGCAGAATGAGCAATTGTATATTGCGGATTCCTTTAATGTTACTAAGTTTGCATTAAAAGAAAATATATATAACGACATAACAATTGAAGACTTTACTTTTGAAAAATCATTTAACGAATCAGAGGTTTTCCACTTTAAATTAAACGACCGCAATATTATGCAGGTAATTGACGGGATGTATAGTAGTTTTGGCAAATTGCTTGCATCTTCCATTGATTATTATAAAAGAAAAAATAATAAACGCTTGTTAATTAAAGGAGATTTTTTAAGAGCTCAAGATCCAGAAACGCAAGCGGCAATTGATGAAATGTTTGAAGGGCAGTTGAAAAATTGGTTTAACGCAGATAAAGCTGGCTCAGCTTTTCAATTACAAGATGGTTATGTAATCGAAGATATGAGCGATAGCAAAAATGGCGTATCAAATAATAGTACAAGTCGTGATGTTAGCGATTTAATTAATGACATATTTAATTATGTAGCCATTGCCTTCCATGTTCCAATCGGGATTTTAAAAGGTGATGTCGCGGATATTGAGAAACAAATGGATTCATTTTTAGCTTTTTGTATTAATCCGATTGCTGAATTGATTCAAGATGAATTTAACCGGAAGATGTATAGCAAAGAAGAGTATATAGAACGCACATATTTAAAGATTGATACAACGAAAATTAAGGTTGTTGATATTACGAAACTAGCAACAGCATTAGATAAGCTCTTTGCAATTGGTGGTTTATCTATCAATGATATCTTAATTATTCTTGGTAGAGAGCCAATTGAAGAGGAATGGGCAAATAAACGCTTTGTTACAAAGAATTATCAAGAAGCCGATTCTTTGGAAGGAGGTGAGGAGAATGGAGGTAACTAAGATGTATAAAAATGATGCATTTAAAAAGTACTTAAACCTGGAAAAACCAAAAAATGAAGGAGAAAATGATATTTATGTTTACGGTACAATCGGTGAAAGTTGGTGGGAAGAATCTGTTTCAGCTAATGCGATTAAACGTAAATTAAATAATGTCAAAGATGGCGACATTCATTTATATATTAATTCATTTGGAGGTAGCGTATTTGATGGTATATCAATTTACAATCAATTAAAAAGGCATTCCTCAAAAGTCATTGTTCATGTTGATGGTATTGCAGCGTCGGCAGCATCATTAATTGCAATGGCCGGTGATGAAATTATTATGCCGGCAAATTCAATGCTAATGGTCCATCGGGCGTCTACATTTGCATGGGGCAATAGAGAAGTATTCGAACAACAATTAAATGCACTTGATAAGATCGATCAGTCCGTTACAAATACTTACATGAAACGTTTTGTAGGTGAACGTTCTGAAATGGAAGATTTATTAAAAAATGAAACATGGTTAACCGCAGAAGAATGTAAGGCATTTGGTTTGTGTGATGAAATTGCGGATGAAAAAGAAGATCCTAACGAAGAACCAAGTCCAGAAGATGTGAAAAATAATTTACTTCAGAAATACACAGCAAAGGCAGGACAAAAAACGTCAAATCAAGTTGAGGGCGTTGAAGAGCCTAAAAAACCAATAACTAATATGATGATGAACTACTTGGAAAATAACAAGTAGTTCTTTTATTTTGGAGGGAGAATCATTTATGACGATTAAAAATCTAGATCGTGTAGATAACAGTATGGAAGACGTGAAAGACGAATTTAAAGCAGCAATTGAAAAGAATGATAATGAAGCATATGCAAAAGCCATGACGAAAATGGCGAATGTAATTCAAACAAACATTTTGAATGAAGTTACGCCAGCGGTTCAAACTGAAATTGCAAGTAATTTAAATAATCAAGCGGTATTAAATTCCCGTGGGTTACATGCTTTAACTAACGAAGAGCGCTCATACTACAATGAAGTAATCGCAAGCGGTGAAGCATTTGCAGGAGTCGAAAAATTAATTCCAGCGACAGTTATTGATCGCGTGTTTGAAGAGTTAGTAAGAAATCGTCCTTTACTTCAAGCAATTGATTTTATTAATGTAACAGGATTAACAGAATGGATTATGAAGAAAGGTGAAATTCCAGCAGCATGGTGGGGGAAATTATGCGATGACATTAAACAGGTCATTGATGAAGGATTTGAGAAAGTTCAATTAAACCTTTATAAATTAAGCGCATATATCCCTGTTTGTAAAGCGATGTTAGACCTAGGTCCAGAGTGGCTAGATCGTTATGTTCGTACAGTTTTGATGGAATCTATGTATATTGCTCTTGAACAAGCTGTCATTAGTGGTACGGGTAAGGAACAACCTATTGGTATGATGAAAAATTTAGATGGGGCAGTAGTTGGTGGGATTTATCCAGATAAAACAGCAGTCGCGCTAAATGATTTATCGCCTAAATCATTAGGAAAAGAAATTATGGCTCCACTAACGAACAATGGAAAACGAAATGTAGCGAATGTGATTATGGTTGTAAATCCTATGGATTATTGGGCGCGTATTTTCCCAGCTATTACTTTTCAAAATGCAAATGGGGAATATGTTCAAAATACGGCAATCCCTATTCAATTTATTCAATCTACAGAAGTTCCATCTGGAAAGTCGGTCGCTGGAATGGCCAAGGATTACTTTTTAGGAGTAGGATCTACACAAAAAATTGAATTCTCAGATGAAGTGAAATTCATCGAAGACGAGCGTGTATATATTGGTAAACAATATGCAAATGGTCGTCCAAAGGATAATAAATCATTCCTTGTATTCGATATTAGTAAATTAGGAGAGAAAGCGAGTACTACAACGGCTTAATGGTTAGAAGGTGATGCGAATGGATAATCTTTTGCAAGAATTAAAAGACGTTCTTAAAATCACATGGAATGAAGAGGATGCTAGTTTAATAAAACTTTTGGAAAAAGGAGAGGCGTATTTGTTGAGTTTAACAAATGCGTCTTTTGATTTTTCAAAGGAGCTAACCCCGAAAGATTTGCTGTTAGAACGTTGTCGGTATGTC